GAGGAGCTCCTGGTGGACCAGCACAACCCCTAACTGGAAAAGGTGGTACTCCAACTGCTGGTGGTGCTGCAGGATCTCCAAACCCAGATAGTGGTTTAGCAGGTAGTGCTTTACAGGGTGGAAGTATTCCTGGTAATAATTGTAATGCTGGTGGTGGTGGCGGAGGATATTATGGTGGAGGTGCTGGATCTGTTGGACCACAAGATGGTGGTGGAGGAGGAGGAAGTGCATATGTTCATCCAACGGCACAACCTTGCCCTGCGCCTAGAATTCCAGGTGGAGCAACTATAAATGTGGGTGGTGCAGGATCTCCTGGTCCACGTACTGGCCCTACTGCTACTGGAAATATGAGATATTCTGCAGGTGGTCCTAATGGACAATCTACAAGTCCTCATCACAGTGCTGGTATTGGTGAAGCAGGAACTACTAGTGATTCTTCAGGTGGTCATGGACTTATTGTTATTAAAACATACTATTAAGGGGGAATATGACTACTAGCGCAGAACATTGGGCAATGATTAGAGCAGAGAGGAATAGACTTCTTGCCGAAACAGATTGGATGGGAGTATCGGATGTTACGATGGCTTCTAATTGGACCAATTACCGTCAATCATTAAGAGATCTTCCTGCAGATCAATCATCAGTAACGAACTATAACAGTGTAGTTTGGCCTACTAAACCATCATAATTGGAGTTGACAGTCTAAAAAACCTCCTATATAATATTACTGAATACATCATAGGTATATGGCATTCCAGAGTATATGGTATTACACCGACATTCCTGAAAAAGTCGTTAATCTGATAGAAGAAGATTTAACAGAGAAATTTGATCCCCAGATGCAGGACTCCAGATTACATGGAGATGCACTGAATAAAGAAAAGAGAAGTTCACAAAATGCATGGGTTCCAACTAATCATTGGGTAGGTGGGTTTTTGTGGCACTATATTCAGAGAGCAAATAGAGAGAATTTTTTATATGATTTGAGGAATATTGATGGTGAGAGTATGCAATATACTAGGTATAAAGAAGGACAGCATTATGGATGGCACAATGATGCGGGATTATCAACACAATATAAACCAGTAACAACAGGTAATAGACAAGAAGGATTAGCACAAGATTTTTTAAATGAAAATACTGAATTGGTAAGAAAGTTATCTTTTGCAATGCAACTATCTGATCCTGATGATTATGAGGGTGGTAACGTACAACTTCTTGATGAATCTGGTAATACTTATGTGGTACCAAGAAAGAAAGGATGTATAGTATTATTTGATTCTCGTACTCAGCATAGAGTCCTCAAGGTAACTAAAGGAGTTAGAAAGTCCTTGGTTGGATGGACTGTTGGCCCACGTTGGAAGTAGGAGGTTATTATGGCAGAATGTATGACCGAGGTACAGTTATTGTGGCAAGAACGCAACAATACTGGAACTACATGGACTAGAAATGATAAGTTTGAGAAGGATGGGTATCTTGTTATAAAAGATTTATGGAATCCAGAGGAACTATATCATCCTTTACCTGAAATAAAAGGTCAATTAAATTATTATGGTACCAGTGTAGATCAATTTAATCATACAGAAGTTGAACAACAAGTAGAAGGTTCACTTGCAAGGTATTGGCATCCACAATACAGAACTATTCATAGTGGTATTCGTAAGAAGTTAGAAAAGATAATTGGTAGGAAACTCTATAATACTTATTATTATGATAGATATTATTTTCCTGGACAACCATTATCTAAACATGCAGATAGAGATGCATGTGAAATATCTGTTAGTATTCATATTAGTACCAATCTTCCTGATGATGAGAAGGATTGGCCATTTAAGATTAAGACACCTGATACTTATACCGATGAAAAAAAGACTGCTGTTTTAGTTCCAGGTGAAGAGAGATCTGCTGTCCTTAATGCTGGTGATGGATTACTTTATAAAGGATGTGAACGTCCTCATTGGAGAGATCCTATGCCTGGTACTCCTTTAGGTGAGAAGAAGAAGAAGAAATTCTTTGGTAATAATCAACCACAGGTAGAACAGTATTATCATCAAATCTTTTTCCATTATGTTTTGCAGGATGGTGAACGTGCTCATTGTGCATGGGATAGAGCAAGATGAAGGCACCACTTTTTGAATTTCCTTCTTATCAGTATGAAGTAAATGATTGGGAGTTTAAGAAGAAAGGACTACTTAATCGTATTAATAAAGGTAAGTTTATAAGGACTGAATTTCAGAACTTTGATAGTGATAGATCTACGTGTGATAAATCATATGTTAGGTATCTTGAGGAAACTTTGCAACCAGAACTTAATGAGTTCTGTTTGGAAGCACAAGTTACCTGTGCTATGACTGATGCATGGTGTGTAAAATATCAGAAAGATGATTATCAAACTACTCATAATCATCGAGGGTGGGGATTTTCAGGAGTTTTGCATGTAGAGTATGATCCAACAGTTCATAAACCTGCATGTTTTGTAGCACCTTGGAATGACCCAAGAACTGATATGACTTCTTTGGCATATCCTTTTGATATAAAAGAAGGATCACTTTTTATTGCTCCTTCATGGGCATTGCATTTTGTTGAAGCAAATATAACTCGAAAGCAAAGAACTGTCTTAGTATTTGATTTACTACCACAATTACCGCAGCATCAGAGAATAAATAAAGATGATAAATAACTAAAATAGTTATAGAGTATAATGTCAAGAGCTGAGACCCTTGCAAACTTTGCGACACAGGATGCACTTACTGTAGATAATACTAACGATAAAGTCGGTATTGCTAGTACAACCCCTGATGCAACATTAGACATTAAAAATACCATTCTTATGGATGGTGATGCTGGTATAATTACAGCTGTAAGTTTTGCTGGTGATGGATCTGGATTAACTGGAGTTGCAAATACAGACGTACTCCATACAAGAGAAGTTACTGTTAGTGGTGTTTCAACATTTACTGGAACTATAGATGCTAATGGTGCTTTAGATGTAGATGGTCAAACAGATTTAGATGTTGTTAATATATCAGATACTCTTACTCTTACCCAAGGCTTAATGGGGGTTGGTGCTACCTTTACTGGTCAGGTCTCAGTGGGTGGTACACTAACATATGAAGATGTAACTCAAGTAGATTCTGTTGGAATTGTAACGGCAAGAAAAGGAGTAAGAATAAGTGCTGGAGGACTTTCTGTTGCTGGAGTCACTACTCTTAGTGGAAATAGTGAGGTAGCAATAGGAAAGAGTATTAATTTTGCTAAGGGAACTAGGGCTTCTTTACAAGAAAATGCAGTTGGGTTGGGATCAACAACTACAACAGGAAGAAATGCTGGTCTTGGAACTGCATATGGAACTTTAATTTATAATGCAACTACTGATTCTATAAATGTATATAATACACAAAATAAATGGGGTGCTGTTACAGTTTCTGTTGCTACATTGAGTAGTATAAGTGGTAATTTAATACCTGGTGTAAACTCAACTCTTACCATCACTGGAACTGGTTTTGGAGCAGCAGAAAGTTGTACTGTTGGTGCTTCTGGTGGAAGTATTTCCGGAACTGTAGAGACTAGTGTAACATCTTCTAATGATACAACTATATCTTTTATTGTTCCAGGTACAATTTATAATAACATTGCGGCCGCAGAGACCATTGCTTTTACGGTAACGAATGAAGCAGGATCTACGAGTGGTGCTGTAAATCATACTGTTGTTACATTACCTACAGGTGGTAATTCAATCAGTACTTATACCGATAGCAATAATTATAGATCACATACATTCACTGCTACTGGATCTCTAGTAGTTCATCCAACATATACTATCACCGCAGATTATCTTGTCGTTGGTGGTGGCGGTGGCGGAGGTAATGCCAATGGTGGTGGTGCTGGTGGTGGTGCTGGTGGTATGAGAATTGCTCCTACTGCAGTTTCTCTTCCTGGTGCAACTTACCCTGTAACTGTGGGAACTGGTGGTGCTGGAACTCCTGCTCCTAGTGGTAACACAGGAAGTAATGGTGTTGCTTCAGTCTTTAACTCTGTACCATCATCTGGTGGAGGAGGAGGTGGAGGAGATAATAATGCTGCTGGTAATGGTGGTTCTGGCGGTGGTGGTGGACGTTCTAATGGTGCTATAGGAACTGGTACTGCCGGCCAAGGAAATGATGGTGGGGATGGAAATAATAATGAAGGTGGTGGTGGAGGTGGAAAAGGTGGTGCTGGATCTCCTGCTCCAACAAATGGTGCTGGTCCTGGTGGTAATGGATCTCCAAACACCTATAAAACTGGAGCATCAATATTATACGCTGGAGGCGGCGGTGGCGGTGCTGAAAATAATGGTCCTACTACTTTTGGTACTGGTGGTCCTGGCGGTGGTGGAAATGGTGGAGCACAGAATAATAGTAGTTCACCGCATGTTGCTGCAACTCCTGGAACTGATGGATTGGGAGGAGGAGGCGGAGGTTCTGCTGACTTCTTAAATACTGTAGGTGTTTCTAAAGCCGGAGACGGTGGAGATGGTGTGGTAATTATTAGATACCCATTAGCATAAGGAGGAATTACAAATGCCTAGATATTTTGCAAAACTAGATCAATTTAATAATGTTCTTACGACTGTCGTGGGTAATGATGACTTTTTAACTACTTATGAGGATGATTCTCCTGGAAAATGGTTAGAATGTGATAAACAAATGGCAGGAGGAGTGCTTTGGGATAAATCTACTGGTTTAGTAGCAGAGGATCAGAGTAAAGCATTTAGATTAAATTGGCCAGGAGTAGGTTGGGTTTATGATTCAACTTTAGATGGATTCATTGAACCCCGACCTGTAGATAAAGATGGAGAATCTTGTGCTTCATGGACTTTAAATAATAGTACTGGTTATTATGAGCCTCCTATAGCACGTCCTGTGAAGGTTGCAGGATCGAGTACTATGTATGTTTGGGATGAATCAGTATATCAAGGAGATAATACTAAAGGTTGGGTAGAGGTATAATATTTAAATTTTATTATGGGTGTAGAATTTTTTGATCCAGATACGGTGGAGGAGACTCCTACCTTTATAGAAGAATATGACATGCCAAAGGAGGTGTGTGATAGATGTAGAATGGTATGGCACTCACTTCCAGATAGAAGAGATGATGGGCATATTGGACCTGATGGCAGAGCTCATGTTAATAAAGACATTAAAGACTCAGAAGATTTATCTTTATGGTCTGAGGATTTTTATTTAATATCTCCCTATACAGATTTATTGATTGAATATGTAAATCAATATGTGAACAAGTATATAGAAGGTGTTGATGATATGGGTGTGGGATTTTATGGGATAAAACAACTTAATATACAACATTATAAACCAGGTGGTGGATTTAAAACATGGCATTATGAGAGAACAACCATTAAAAATGCTAATAGATTTTTGGTTTTCATGACATATCTTACCGATACACCTAATGCAGGAA